TCTGCTTGATCTGCTTCATATTGGGCAAATTCAGCATTGGTCATTTCACGATCTATGATTTCATTTGTTTCAATGTTGTGTATTCTTATTAAAGGTTTACTCATTTTATTTTACTCCATATACATAGACAGTTCCACCATTAAAACTACCACCACCGCAAATTACAGTAATGCTTGTAACAGCAGCAGAACAATCATAATTAAAAAATGTATTAATTGCGGTTCGTTGGCTTGACCCACCTGAAAAATCTGCACCTTTGCTGTTTATGACTCCAGCAACATTATCGGTGTCAGTATATCTATAAACCCACATTGAAAATTGCGACATCTCTTGAGCGGTTGATTCATTATTTAAATCTATAACCGAACTTAATGATGTTGCATTATTTCCAATAATTGTTGAATAAGTTGAACCCATACTTCTTTGACCTACAAAATTGTAATTGCTGCCCGTATCACTATTAAATCTAAATGAAATTTTTGATTGGTTTGTATCACCAACAAAATTTTTACCTTGAACAAAAAGGTGTTTGTAATCTGTTGAAATGGTACTTATTGTAAAACTTGACCCTGATGCACTTGTTGTTGATAGTAAAGTATAACCACCGGCAGCAGGACTTGACCATTTTAACCCAGTTGTTTCTGCGCTATCAGCCGTTAATACTGTGCCATTTGCGCCAACCGCTAATCTTGCAAATGTATCAGCACCAGTTCCACCAATTAAATCACCTTTGGCATCTATTGCAGTTGCCATTGAATTTGTAATTGTAACTGTGCCGGAAGTGCCACCACCGCTGATTCCGGTTCCAGCGGTTACACCCTCAATATCACCTGCACTTGTAACCCATTTAAAATCCATATCAGTATTGGAATTTTTTGCCAATACTTGATCGGTTGTGCCACCTTTTAAATCAACTAAAGATGTGTCAATTGCTGAACCAAGTGTTCGAATTGCAGCAGCACCATCTTTAACTAGATCAGTATCATCTGGGGTTTCCCAGTTGAAGTTAGTTGTATTTGCCATTATTCTCCTATTATCAGGCTACGATTGTAGCGTATTCCCATGTCAAAGTATTGCTTAAAGTGTTCCAAGCCTCGGTGATTGGTGTGGTATTCCAACGCATCGCAACTTGACTGAAATTGACCGGCGATAAATTTATAGTCAAAAACAGTTCATTGAATCTGGTGCTCCAACGCCAACCCTCAACATACCCTTCAAAACTGCCATTATTGATTTGAGTTGGCAAATCCTGAATATGGATTGGCTGACCCATGAAAATGCCAAGCAAAGCATCTCTGTCAGCATTGTCAATTTCTGAGTTGGTTATTGGGAAGGTGATGCTATCAAAAGTGGCATAAGGATAGGCTCTTAAAGCAATATATCGATCGGCAATTTCTTGGGCATCAGTTCCATCGTGAATTGCTGAATTGATCGTTTGGCCTTTATAACCATAAGTTGCAATTGATGCTGCATCGGTAGCGGTCGCTTGATTATTAAAATTGTTTCCATAATTGATATAAATGTCATTGCGAATATCTGCTGATTTGGTTAAAGTCCTCAATCCTGAACCAAGGGCTGTATTGGCTGAAAGTTCGGTGTATCCATTTGCTAAAAGGTATGCTTGGCGATGATCTGCGTCTGCGTATCCGATATTTCCTTGATTATCCTCATACATATAACCAAGGGCTGAATTTGCAATTTGTGAGGCTATGTTGTAAATCGTGTCAGGATTAGATGACCTGCTTGACATTATGTAAAGCCCAGGCTGATCAATTTCACCTAATCCGATATTTTCAGCATTTGCCCAAGTAATTGTTGGATCATAACCTGACCAACTTTCGGCTGCTGGCACTTCATTCCAAGTGTTTAATAATGATGATGAAAGTAAAGTGTATATTTGATCGCCGTCTGTATCTTGAGATAAATTATTGGTGTAAATTTCTTTGGCAAGTCTGAGTAAATTACCCATTGCTAGTAGCGTATAACTTACAACTGTTGCGACTGAACCAGTATTTCTGACTTCAATTGTTATGTCTGCAATGTTGCCACCAAATAAATTAACATAAGTTCCTGAACTGTTTTTAACTTGCAATGTTAATCCATCATTAATTGCAAATGGTAAGGATTGTCCAGATAAGGCTATTACTTCAACTTGTAAGTACGATGGGCTGGGCTGTGAGTAAATGTCATCTCGACCTGCTGCATGAGCGATGTCGGCAATTGTGATGTTTTCATAATCAACACCAGCAACAGATAATTTCCAATCAGGTGTCCAAACAGTCATTAATCGCCTCTGATTACATTACCGAAAATTGATGGAACTGATCTTTGTGCGCTTTGATTGACAACTTTTGCAACGGCTCTTGCTGCGCCTTCAGAATCGACCGCTTGAACTGTAATGTTATTAACTGTGGTTCCAGCCCTTGCTGCGCCGGCAGCGAGTTGAGCAGCGGTAGCAATTGAGGCTGTATTTGCTGCTTTATTTCCAGAAACCGCACTACTTACAACTCCAGTTGCAATTCCAGCAGCAGCCAAAGCAACTGCGCCAGCAGCAACAGATCCACCACCGGTTGCAAAAGCGGTAGCCACGCTTGCAGCGGTTGCGGCAGTTCTTAAGGCAACCATTGCGCTAATTAATGTTTGAATTGCTGCTACAAAAGCAATAATTTTATTAGCAACAAATACTGTGGCAATAATTCCACCAAGTATAAGCAACTCATCTTTTATGCTGATAACAAAATCAATGGTTGATCTTAATTGCTGACCAAACTCATAAGCACCTTTTGTTGCATCCGTGATACCGGCTGTAACGCTATTATCTCCAGTTAATCCAGCAGCCAAAGCCTGAACATTTGGCACAACTGTCGCAAGTAAATAATCTGCAAATTCTTTAACAATTGGAAGCAATGCAACACCAATTTGCTCTTTGGTTTCATCTAAAGCAATGGTTAATTGCTTGAATTTGAACTCAGCATTTGTGGCTTCATTTTTGACAAATCCATCATAAGTCTTGGCTAATTCTTTTGTAATTTCATCAAATGATTTGGTTTTAAGAGTGCTTTGATCGATACCAAGATTAAGTTTTCCAAGGGCTGTATTGCTGCCGTCATAGGCTTTACCCAAAGCATTGGTAACTGACTCTAACGGCTTGCCTGTTGCTGTTGATATTTCTTGAGCAAGGCTTAGTAATTCTTGGGCTTTTGTTACATCTTGGGTTGATCTAATTAAACGGCTTAAGGCTGGCCTTAAAACATCATCTGTGGTTGCAGTAGCAATAGATTGCTTGGTGATATAAGTATCAATGGCTGCAATTTGATCATCAGTTGCCTGAGTATTTGACCGAATAGTTTGTTCAAGTTTTTTGCGTGCTGATTCATCTTGAGCAGCAGCCTTTGCAGCAGATATAGCAAATGCGCCAACGGCAGCACCGGCAGCAGCAAAAGCCAAAGCAGCCTTTTTGCCAAAATCTGCAATCTGATCTGCTGATTTATTTACTACCTTGTTTGCATCATCTAAGCCTTTTTTAAGGCCGTCAATATCGGCTGCAAGTGCAAGGGTTAAGGTTCTGCTATTACTAGCCATCAGCAAACTCTTTTCTTATATCTAAAATGATTTGTTCAAACTCTTTAATTATAGTTGGTTGCAAAAATCTAATTGTTGGGTAAATAAAATATCCTCTTGAGCCTGAACCCTTAGGCATTGGCCCACTCCATCTTGGAAATTGCGGATAATTCTTAGATCCAAATTCATGTGCTGCACCAATACCCAAACGATTACCTTTTGCATCATTGCGAGTATTAAATTGGGTTGTTGCACCGCCTGAGAATCTTTGTGAAGCAAAACCAAAAGATATTTCACCAAGCAATGAGGACTTTTTAACTTTACCGCCTTGAGCAACACGATCAGCAACCTTGCCTCTTGATGAAGCAATTCTGCGGATCTCTGTCAATTCTCTTTGAGCCAATTCGCCAACTCTACGCTTAGTTTCTTGAACGGCAATATCGCTCATGTTTCTAATTACTTTAGCAAATGAAGCAAGTTCCCTTTTGTCATAGACTATTAGAGGTTCGGTGCTAGTTGCCATTCCGTTTCTCCAATATCTCGATCGCTGTTAAAATGTCCTCTGCTTCAACCCATTCGCTCATTGGTATTTGTGTGGCTATTGCCAACTCAACCAATAATCTACTTAGGCTTCCTGCTGGGTGGCTTTTGGGTCGGCATCACCGACTATTACATCGGCAACAGTTTCCATCCAAATATCCATTGGCTTGATGGGTTTGGATGCACCAAGTTCTCGCTTATGTGCATGATAAGCAAGAAACATAAGATCCCAAATGCCCAACTTCTCGGATGCTTGACCAATGGTATTTCCTGTCTGCTTTTCCCATTTTGCCCACTCAGGCGGTTGGGCTACATAAGTAACTTGCTCGCCTGAGTTGTATTCAATTGTTATATTTAGTTTCATTTTGCTCCCGATTTCTTATTAACTAAATGATTCTGCTGGTGTTCCAATAACTTGGAAACTCAAATCAAGTGTTTGTGCATCTGGTGCTGTTCCACCGGCTGATGGAAAGTTTGGCAGGATCTGGAAAGTAAATGATGCGCCTGATGCTGCTGTGAATACTGTTGAAATGCCTGTGTTTGGTGCTGATTCAGCAACGCCCCATAGGATCTCACAAAGTGATCCGGTAGCACCCCAATCAGCAAGCATGCTGATGTTGAATGTCCAGTTGTCATCAATAACCTTGAATGATGCTCCATCCAAAGTTTCGTAACGAACACGATTTCTCTCGCACTCTAAAGTTGCGGTTGTAACTTGAGCATCGAAATTATTACCGCCAATGGTGAAGGTAATATCTCGACCGGTAATAACTGTCGTAGGCATCTTGCTCCTTAGTTTGTCTGTGTGTAATAGGTTGATACATTTATATCAGAAATCAACATTGTTGATGATCCGATTTGTTGAACTGTTGGTTGTTCAACTGATCCGACAATGTATCCCGCTGGGATAACTGCCAGAATACTCATTACTAATTGCTCCATATTATCCAACGATGCTGGGTTGCTGTTGTAAGCAACTATGGCTGTGATTGTCATATTGACTTTACATCTAACAGATGATTTGCCAATTGTGTCAATTTCAAGATACGGCGATGATGGCACAAAAACTACTGCTGGTGGATAAACCGACTCCGGCACATAACTGTAAACACTTCCAGTAACAGTTCCTAAAGCGGTTGCTAATGGCGTGCGAACAGATGAAAGAATTGTTGATGCTGGCATTTAAAGAACCATACTTTCAACATCTATGTATGCACCTAATAAACCAACGCAACGATTGAAAAGACTGCGACCCATGCGGAATGGAGTGGCTGTGAAATCTACTCCTTCGATTTGTCCTCCGGCTGCGATTCTTGATTGAAAGACTTCGACTGAAACGGCAAAGACTGCTGATCGAACAGGCTGGACTCCAACATAAGTTGATGCGCCAGAAAGGGTAGCAGTTCCGGATGGGATGACATTAACTTCGAGTAAATCGGCATTAGTGATCGATGCTGAAAAGGTATATTGTCCAAGATTGTCTGCCAAGACTGTTCGTGTGCCGTTGTATGGGCTTCCGCATCCTGCGATGACAACTGATTGTCCTTCGGTAAATTCATGAATTCCTAGTGTAGTGAAAGTGGCGACATTATCTGTCAGCGACACTTTTTGGATTGGGCTTTTATATGTAACTAACATTGGAAGGATTACGCCTTCGGCTGTGTCAATTATTCCGTCAAGATAAGTATCGTTATACAAAGATGATGACACGCCAAGAATAGATCTCAACTCGCTGGCTGTAATTATGCTTGGCATGTCATCTCCTTACTCCCTTAATGGATGCCTAGGATCGGGAGCAACCCTAGGCACTCAGTTAAATTACGCTACGAACAATGATCGGAATGCTGTTGGGTAGCGATTAACTACACAAACATATCCGTAAAGTCCGATTTCAATGCGGCCGTTAGCAACCACATTTGCACGAAGTTCAATTGTTCCACTCTCATGGAAACGCATCGCCTGTGCTGGATAAACCAATGCAGCCTTGTCGCCAACATTGTTTCCTGTGTAGTTAGGATCAACTACTAAATCAAGTCCTGCAACTGTTCCGTTTGTGCTGCCCTGTGTAATTAAACCACCGGCATTCTGAGAAACGGCTGCTGCAAATAGTGGTCGAGATGAACCATCAACGGCACCAAGCAAGTTGGCAAAATCGATGTTTGTGTATCCACCTGAAGGTGCAACCATCAAGCGGTTTGGTGTAAAGCGCATTACGCCATAAGAATCTGCAATTCCATCAGCAATAGCCTTGTAAATTGAAGTTCCTGATGATGCTCCGGCTCCATCGGCTGCAATTGTTGCTGCATAAGCATCTGTCTTTTGTGCATAAGATGCTGCAAGTTCACGAACCAATAGGTCAGCAAAAGATGGGTCGGATCGATCAAATAGTTCAACATTTACAATGTTTGCTCCAGCAAACTTAACAATGTTGTCCTCTTGGAATGTAACAGTTGTATCTGTTGATGAAAACTCAACACCTTCAGCAGTTTGAGCAACTGTTGCCTGTGTTCCTAGTTTTGGAGTGAAAACTTTCATTCCTGAAGCAGGAAGCGGTGCACGCTCGATGCTGTTAATGAATGGGCGTGAATCATCAATTACGCCAATAACATCACGAAGGTAATTTGGTGGGACTGTTCCTGTGTTCTCTGAAACTGTTGCAATTTGTAGTGCTGCAACTAAATCACGAGCATCGGTGTCGCCTTGGATAGCACGAACCTGTGCATTGATATATTGTCCTGCTGTAACATTTGTATCAACACGAGGCTTTGTGTAAGCCATGTATTGAGCAGTTACAACTGGAGCCTGTGCTGCTTCTACCGCTTCGGTTGCGATAGGAGCCTCAGAATTAATTTCTGACACTTTGTTCTCCTCTTTGGTTGTTTCCTCAGCGGTTGCTTCGGAATTCTCTGTGTTTTCACTTGCTGCAACCTCAGCCACTCTTGCGCTGTCAATTGCCGGATCAGTTACTAAACTGACCTCTTGAAGTGTGCTTGATTTAATTCTTAGCACGCCTTCCTCATTTTTCCATTCGTTGATTTTTACGCCAACACTAAATCCATCACGAAGGCCTGTGGCTGCTTCCTCAAGTGCATCATCTGCACGAAATGTTTTAGCCAAACGAAATGTTGCTTCCAAGCCTGTATCTGTGGCAGTAATATCAATTAACTTGCCCAAGGGCTTTGTTGTTTGGTGCTCAAGTAATAATTTGACAGGCTTTGAAAAGTCAATGCTGTCTTTTTCAAAAACAGTTAGTCCTGCGCTGGTTGAACCTTGCTCATCCCAAGTTACGATTTTGCCTGAGATTGTGCGCTTGTTTGTGTCGGCTGCGGTTATTTCAATTGGGAAACTAATTTTCATCGAATTAGATCCTCCTCCTCTTGGATTTGCTCAACGCTCATTGCGCCAATGCGATTTAGGATTTCATAAACTTGCGCACGCTCTAAAGCAGATCCACGCAAGAAATCATCAATGTCAAATCGAGTTTCAATTCCATTTGGACAGAAATCGGCTTGAGATAATCTTTGTTCAATTGCAGTTAAAATTGGTCGAAGTGAAAAGTCAATTAATGCTTTTCTTTCGGCTGTCATGTTGCTATAAGTCATTGATGTAGTTTCAGCAGATACGAAACTTGCTGGAATACCGCTTGCACGACTAATTTCCAAAGCCAAGTATTGTCTGGCCTCATTTAATTGTAATTTAGCAGGATCAAAACCTAATGCTTGCAATTCCACATCAGCATTTAAAAATGCCGTACTGCGTGAAGTCCTGCTAATTCTCCAAGATTCTAAAAGTTTTGTAATTCGCTCTGGAGTAAGATTTGTGCCATTTGATTTTAATACCATTTGTGGCATTGGCTCTTTGGCATACATTTCGGCAGCCTTTTCTAATTCTGCTGCTGCTTTGATTGTGCGACCGGCACGATTTAAAATTCCTTCATCTAATCCATTAAATACAATTAATGAACCAATACCAAATGGTGGTACTCGCTTGCCATCAACTGTGTAATACTCAATTTCAGTTGAGTTGCCATTTAGTGATGCAAATACTCTATTAGGTGCAATTCTTGTCCACGCACGAATTCTTGAAGCATCAGTAGCAGCATAAGCATCCATAATCATTCCGTATGCAACGCCATATAATAATAAATCCTCTGCGATCCAAGCATAAATTGCTGATCCAGCAACTCTTGGATCTGGTTGCATAATTACTCTGTTTGGTCGAATGTGTTCATTTGTAAAATGATTATATTGCTCAAGCGGTAAAGATCCGACTGTTGAACAAATTATGTTTCTTGCTCTGGCACCGGATGGAATCGCCATATACTGCTCACGAGTTGCGGTTGTAGTTCCAAATAAAATTCCGCCAACTAATTGTTGGGCGTTGTATGGAGATAATGAAGCAGCAACATCAACTTCAGAATTTGGTTGGTGT